TTATCCCGAAACCCGCCGCTTGCTCGAATCCCTTGTGTGACCAAATCGTGACGTAGGCGCTTCCAGTGCCGCCACCGCTGCGCGCACGTTATCGGGCGCCAAATGGGCATATCGCATCGTGATCCGAATATCGGAATGGCGCAGCAGTTCCGCGACTTCCCGAATCGATACACCCGCCTGGACCAGCCAAGCCGCACACGTATGCCGCAAATCGTGGATATGAAAATCCTCAATCCCGACTTTCCGGCATGCGGTATCAAAGCTTCTCCGTAATGCCTTAATGCGCGTTCCGTTCTTGTTGCAAAACACCCACGGCGACGCCGGGCAAAACTCGGCCCTGAATCGGGCGCGTGATAGAATGGCCTCGCGTGCTTCTCTGTTTAGCGGAACACTCCCAACCTTTCCGCTTTTCTGGTGGGCGGCCTCCAGGTATACCAGACTCGCCTGGAGGTCGACCCGACGCCATTCAAGCCCTAACATCTCGCCACGCCGCATCCCGGTATTCAGCCCGAGCCTGATGAAGTCGGGAAGATGAGGGGCTTTCGGCTCCTGGCTTGCGGCGGCAATCAGTGAGGCCGCTTCCGCCCGAGTGATCCATCTGATCCGGCCTTCCGGTTCCTTCGGCTTTCGACCAATCACGGGGTTCGGAACATCCCAGCCGAGATCACGCCGCGCCCAATTCAGAGCCGCGGATAACGTTCCCAGTTCCTTATTGATCGTCCCTGGCGCCGCGCCATCATGCCGCCGCTGAGCGATATATTGCGTGATGTCGACAGGGGTGAGCGTGTGCAACTCGCGCCCGGTGAAATGCGGTGCAAGCCGCTTGATGCTGTAGCGGTCGCGTTCGCCTCCGCCGCGTTTCGTTGGTGTGACTGCGCTCAAGTATTCCAACATCAGTTCATCGAATGTTCTCGCCGGCTGTTCGTCCCATTTCGATGTCCGATACGCCTCGAGCTTCCATTTGCTCAGGAGCGCTTCGGCTTCCCGCCGGTCGGCAGTTCCAGTACTGCGGCGAGTTCTTTTGCCGCTTGCGTCGGTGTACGAAGCCCACCAGTAGGGCGAGTCCTTGCGTTTGTAGATCCCGTCTTTGTCTTTTCGTGGCATTGCTTATCCTCCTTTGGTTGGCAATGCCCCGCGCGTGTGACGCTTGAATTATGCGCGGAGCAGGCGTTTTCCTTCAACCATTCTTCCAGTACAAAGACCGGGATCCGTTGGCGGCCGCGGACTCGGACGGTGGTCAACTCGCCATCCTCGACCATCCTGCGTATCGTTCGCTCCGATACCTCCAACATATTGCCGGCGGTGCCGAAGCCGACCGCGAGCTTTGCTGTTTCGGTCATTTCTTGTTTCTCCCTTAGGCAATCAAAAATCGGTGATGCGATAGGGCCCGCTGTAATTCGTCCAGATCAGCATGCCGACTTCGAGTCTCATGATCTTTGGTTCCTTTCCTGCATGTGCTCCAAGATTCGGTCGAAGTCGATGGCTTGGAGCGCGCTTTCGGCCGTCTGGATGGCTTCTTCGATCCGGCCCTGGCGCAGGTCGTGGGCGATGAACGCCAGGGCTTGGGCGGCGATCTGGAGATCGGTGCCTTTGCGGATCGGGCGGACGCAGTTGTTCAGGTAGGGGGTGTTCATGGGTCGTCCGGGTCGAGTCCTTCCATGCGGTCGATGATCCGGCCGGCGATCGTCCCGACGATGAAGCCGAGGATCAGCCAGAGAAGCATGCCAAGCACAATGGATACGATGATGCCCATTACTGACCTCCTCTTTGGAGTTCTCCGGCCAGGTGTTCGGCGAGTGCGCGGCGGGCCATGAGGAGCAGCCCCCTGGCGGCGATGGCGTTTCCCTGGTTGAATCCGGCCAGTTGGTCTTCGGTCTCTTGGATGGAAACGAGGGCGTTTTTTAGCGTGTCCAGGCGTTTCAGGTACTCGGGTTTCATCACTTACCTCCAGGCAGCGTTTTGAACTGGCATTTGTGGCGGGGAATCTTCTGGATGCCGGCATTGGTATGCCGAGGGCGAAATTCGATGTTCCCGCGCCGGTCGGAGTAGAGTCTTTGCCCGATGAATCGGGCGAATCCGTCAAGCTCGATCAGCTTTGTTTGCTCCGGGATCTGGACCTTGCACATATCAGCTCCCCAATGGTTGTTGGTGGATTTCGCCGCCCTTGTGGGTGGCTTGCTTGTAAGTAAAGCAATCTTACTAATAAATGTCAAGGATGCTTTACATAAAGACGGGATTTTTGGTGGGGAGATGATGAGAGCGTGGTGAACTTGAATCTATTAACGTGTGCCGTTAATGTCGGCGCATGATCAAGAGTTTTCGCTGCAAGGAAACCGAGAAGATCGCCGACGGTCGTTATTCGCGGCGGTTAACGGATATTCAGCGACGTGCCAAAATGCGTCTCGATCGCATCGATGCCGCTACCAGTGGGGGCAGAACAGCCAACGATCAGTGGCGGGTATGTTTCGAGTGGCGGGACGGGCACGCCTACAATGTCGAAATCGTGGATTATCACTAGGTGGGTGTTATGAACGAAACACGTATCGAACCGATCCATCCCGGCGAGCATTTGGCGGAGTTTTTGGCTGATTACGATATCAGCCAGTACCGGTTGGCGAAGGATATTTACGTGCCGCCGCGCCGCATTAACGAGATCGTCCAGGGCAAGCGGCGTATCACCGCGGATACCGCCCTGCGTTTTGCGCGTTATTTCGGGACTTCCGCCACCTACTGGATGAACCTTCAAGCCAAATACGATTTGGAGAAAGCCGAGGCCGGGGCGAGGAAGAGTTTGGAAAGTATCCGCCCTGTGGCGGCTTAGACGGATGTCTGTTCGATTTGGCAAAAATAGGGGCCGAAGCCCCCACGATCTCTAGGCGGGCAGGGAAACGGTATGGCTGATTTCTCGGGCGATTGGCTTTTCGATTCGTCCATACCAGCGATCAAGGTTTGTGCGATCGATCAGGCGGATTGCCAAAATGATGGGGGTCGCCAACATGCCTATCGTGAGCAAAATCGGCGATCGCAGTACCATGGCGCCAATGACGTTTTCTATGGCGAGGCGCATTTTTTCGCGAATGGCGTTTCTGGCATCTTCGCTTTTGATGTCGGCCAGCAGGTCATTGATGCCTGATGCTTCATTGCGGTTCATCAGGGCAAGCAGAAGGAATCGTGGCCAGGTCAACAGGTGCGCATGGCGGATCATGGAGTGGAGAAAATCCCGAATTTCCTGGTAAGCCGGATCGTCGAAGCTGATACCGTCATGCTTCGCGGCCATGTCGAATATTTCGTCCCGGATTTCAAACAGTTTCTGACGGGTGATGTCGGTCACCGTGTTTTGCCAAGGCCCATAGATCAACCAAAGAAGCAAGCCGAACAAGATTAGATTTTCGATGATGACGGCGAAGTTTTCTGGTGTCATGGTTTGTCCTCCGGGTTCGTCTCCCCTGTAGGTTGCAGCCCGCTGGATGTTCGGTTTGGATCAATTTGCTTTTCCAGGTTTTTAGGACGCTCGGAAAGGTATTTCGTTTTTCTCAAGCGCAATTTTCTCTCAGTTAACGCCCAAATAATAGACACAAACAGCGCCAAATTGTATCCCCAATTGCTGACCGCCTGTTTGCCTAGGAAGGTGAAGGCAATGTCGGCAATAGTAGCTTTCCCGGCAAGCTCCTTTAAGCTCAGATAGCCGATGTAGGCCAGCCCAAGGAAAAAGCCGTAGCGCAGCAGTAGAACGATTATGTTGTAACCCCGCTCAAGGAGATATAGCTTAAAAGCGCCTTCAGGAAGTTCTTTTGGTGGTTGTGGCTGTTCCTCCATGTTACACCTCACCCCCCGTCCAAATGACCCGGCCGAGGAGTTCTATATATGACATCTGATCGGGCGGAACTTCGATGTCGGGGTAGCCGCGGGTATTGTCCGAGTGGATGATGAGGCCGCCGTCGGGGCGTTTGTAGAGGCGCTTGACGCGGATTTCGTCGCCGTAGCGGATGAGGTAGACCTTGCCGTCGATGATTTCCTTTTGGCTGAGATCCACCAGCATGACGTCTCCATGATGGATGCGGGGTTCCATGCTGTCGCCGTCCGCATAGACGCAAGCCAGGTTTTTGCTGCGCAGGTGCTTGGCCTTGACCCAATCGGTCCGGAAGGCCTGGGGCTGTTCCTTTTCCATGACGTCAAAGGCGATGCTGCCGTTGCCGGCCGAGAAGTGGACTTCGTAGCGGGGGACGAAAACGTATTCTCCCTCTGGCAGATCTTCCGGGCGTTCCCATTCGGTGATGGGAATGTATTTGATGTAGAGTTCCTTTCCTTTTTCGCCGCCTTCTCCGGGCTTCATTAAACCGTGGCCATGAACCAGCCATTCCACTGTGACGCCAAGGGTTTTGGAGACGGCTAACAAGTTCTCCGGCTTTAGGCCTTTTGAATCTCCGCTTTCCCACTGAGATACGGCAGCACGCGACACGCCAACGGCATTGCCAAGCGCTTGTTGGCTGATGCCTTTTGCAGCTCTCGCCTGTTTGATTCGTTCACCGATTGTACTCATGTAAGCAAACTTACAACTTTTTTGCGCAGGTATGCTTGACATTGTCGAGTAAGATTGCTTAACTTTGTGCCCATGAAGAAACATGACGCTATCTCCCTATTCGGAAGCCAGCGAAAGCTGGCAGATGCCTTGGGAATCACCTCACAGGCAGTTTCCCAATGGCCAGATGATTTGCCCCAGAGAATCGCCGATCAGGTGGTCGGCGCTGCAATACGTAACGGTATTTACCGGATATGCGATAGCGATGACCAAGGAGAAGCCGCATGACCACACACCGAGCCCTTTCATACTGTGCCGCGCATTGCCGATGGAATCTCCCTGGCCAGTGCCATAGGGCCTTGCCCGCCGGTTTCTGGCAGATTCCGAACCTGTCGCGTGCCGACCTGAGCAAGGAGTGCGAACGGTACGAAGGATTTCCAGATATTGGGGAACTGGCATTGTCGTTCGGCAGGGTCAATTCGAGGAGGGTTTTTGCAGAGATTCCAAAGATGCGTCTTCCAGATGAAAGGAAAGTTACCGGATCGCTGCCAGAGTCGTATCAAGATGCCGATTGGCGGAATGCCACACCGGTCGATGCTCGGCGCGTCCGCCTGGGGCTGAGCTTCAACATCAAGGATGAAGTTATTCGTTTGGCTTTGCCCCCGGAGAATGCGCGTTCGATGGCCGAGGCGTTGGCGGAATTTTTGGATGCCTATGAGGGGAGAAATTTCCATTCGGATAAATCGTCCGCCATTCCAAGCATGGATGGGTCCACGCCAGAGGAGGGCCAAAAGGTATGACCGCCGATCAGGTCGTCCAACGCATGAACGGGGCTTGTATAAGCGCCCAGGGATTCGTCCTCGAAAATTACGTGATATCGACCGCCGATCGGCCTGATTTGGAAAGTGCCAGCCGCGGTTCGGTATTGCCAATAGCCATTCATTGAAGGTTCCTGCGATGTGGATGAATGGGACGTGTAACCAAAAGTCTAGCATCGTCAGAAACATCCAAGATATGAAGCTCCCATTACGTTCCTCCTCAACCTACCGGCCGTTGCAGGCATTTGGGGCGCCGGGTGGGCCGGCGCCGTTTTTTTCACGCTTGCAGTTTAGAGAGGAAGGCAAAAGGGCGCAGCTTAAAAACACCCTAATTTTCACAGTGAGATGAGCTCCATGGATGCATTGTTCATAGCCCTCCATCAGTCCGCTATCAAAGTCAAAGGCGGAATTTCAGGAATCGCGCGACGACTAGGCAAGCGCGAGCACACGCTTCTTATCAAACTCAATCCCAATGACGACCTGCACCAGCCGACAGTCGGCGAGTTCGTGTCGATCATGATGGACACGGGGGATCTGTCCCCCCTGGAGACGCTGTGCGAAATGTTCGGCGGGCAGTTCTCCACCCGTCCCCAGGAATCCAAACAGGATTTGCCCATGGCCGTGCTGCATTCGTCGGTCGAGTATGGCGACGTCTGCCGCGCGGTCGAGGAGGCATTGGCCGACGGTCGCCTCGATGAGACGGAAGCGGCCCGGCTGCGCAAGGAAGTCTCCGAAGCTCGCCGCGCGCTGCTGGTCCTCGAGAACACCGTCAAGGAACAGGCGGGTTAGCCATGCATCGACCTGCTTTTTCCCCCGCGAGACCGCCCGCCGCATCCCTTTCCCCCTTGGTGGATGCAAGCGCGCCGCCCCTGCGCACTATCCACGACGACGAAAAGAACACCGGCCCACGGGTCCTCCCCACGAACCCGCACAAGGGTGCAGAGAAGTGCGGGATTTGGGTAGATAGCAGGGTTGGAAATCAATAATGGTTGAGAATTACGACAGCGTTTTGGGGCAGTTGCGGGCGGCGGGGTTGCTCGTCGAGCGCCTGGATACGTCCGGGCGGTTTGTGCGCTGCCGGGTTGATGGGGAGGATCGAGAGGAGCGGGGCTGGTATATCCTGCACGTGATCCCGGGCGAGTCCGGACCGCTGATCGTCGGGTCGTTTGGGATCTGGCGGGGGAACGATCACAACCCGCAGAAGATCCAGATCGAACGCTCGGAGCTTTCGGAGGAACAGCGCAAGGCGCTGGCGGAGCGGATCCGGGCGGACCGGAAGAAGGCGGAGGCGGCGCGCCGGCGCGAGGCGGAATGGGCGGCGCTGCGGGCCCAGAAGATTTGGGCCAAGTGCCTGCCCACCGATCAAAGCGGGACGCAAGACTACCTTACCCGCAAGGGCATCCAGGGCCACGGGCTGCGATACACGCCGAGCGGCGCCCTGGTGATCCCGATGATGGACGTGGCCGGGCGGATCCACGGCCTCCAGTTCATCCTCAGCCGCAAGGCCCACGCCAAGCGGATCGACAAGACGGACCGGGACAAGGAATACTGGCCCAAGGGCCTCCAGAAGCAAGGCCGCTTCTTCCAGGTCGGCGGGATGCCGGTCGGGGTGGGGGTGATCGCCGAAGGCTACGCCACCGCAGCGTCGATTCACGAAGCCACGGGGCTTCCGGTATTCGTGGCTTTCGACGCCAACAACCTCCAGCCGGTCGCCCTGGCGCTGTCCAAGCGCTACAAAACGGTCAAGTGGCTGATCGCCGCGGACGACGACGATTTCCAGAAATGCCGCGAATGCAAGCTGCCGGTCGCGGTATCCGACGGCGACGACTGCCCCCACTGCGGCGAACCGCACGGCAAGAAGAACGCCGGCGTCGATGCCGCCTACGCCGCCGCCCTGGCGATCGACGGGGCGGTGGCCATCCCCAAGTTCGAGGACGACGAAGCCCGCTGGGAGAGGTTCGAATCGCGCGGAAAGAAAACCACCGACTTCAACGACCTCCACCTCGCCGAAGGCCTCCAGGCCGTCCGCCGGCAAATCGAGACCGTCATCGAAGGCCGAAAGTGGCGCGGGCGCATCGGCGGGCAGACGCGCAGCGGGGGCGAACCGCCCGGGGGGGCGGGGCATCTCGTCCCCCTCCAATCCCTGGACGAACTCCTCGACCGCTTCTCCATGGTCTACGGCCACGGCGGCACCGCCTTCGACCACACCGAACACATGCTCGTCTCCCTATCCGACGTCCGCGATCTCTGCATCCGCCGCGAACTCTACCGGGCCTGGATGGAACACCCCGACCGCAAGGTGGTCCGCGTGGACGAAGTCGGCTTCGACCCGGCCGGACGCGACGACCAGATCCAATGCAACCTCTGGGCCGGCTGGCCGACGCAGCCCAAGGCGGGCAACTGCGAACTCCTCCTGGATCTCCTCGGCTACATGTGCGGCCGGGAAGGGCAGCGCAGCCAGGCACTCCTCGATTGGGTCCTCAAATGGCTCGCCTATCCCATCCAAAACCCCGGCGCCAAGATGAAAACCGCCCTCGTCATCCACGGGCCCCAGGGCACCGGCAAAAACCTCTTCTTCGAATGCATCATGCAGATCTACGGCCGCTACGGGCGGATCATCGACCAATCGGCCGTGGAAGACAAATTCAACGACTGGGCCTCGAAAAAGCTTTTCCTGATCGCCGACGAAGTAATCGCCCGCTCCGAACTGTTCCACATCAAGAACAAGCTCAAGGGATTGATTACCGGCGAGTGGATCCGCATTAACCCCAAGAACATCGGCGCCTACGAAGAGCACAACCACGTCAACATGGTCTTCCTCTCCAACGAACGCATGCCCGTCGTCCTCGAGGAAGACGACCGAAGGCACTGCGTCATCTGGACGCCGGAAAAGCTCGGCCGGGAATTCTACGAAGAAGTGGCCGCCGAAATCCGAGACGGCGGCGTCCAGGCGCTCCACCACCATCTGCTCAATCTCGACCTGGCGGGCTTCAACGAACACTCCAGGCCGCCGGACACCGAAGCCAAGCAGGAGTTGATCCAGCTCTCCATGGACACCTGCACCGAGTTCTACCACGACATCGAGGAGGGCGAATTCGGCGAGCTGCACAAATGGCCGCTATTGTCCGACGACCTCTTCGATCTTTATAAATCCTGGTGCTCGCTCCGGGGCCACCGATCGCCCGCCAGCCAAAGGCGGCTCATCGACATCCTGGTGCGCAAGCACGGCGCTCGGAAGCTTCGAAAGCAGATCATGACCATGCAGGGCCGCAGCAATCCGCGGCGGTTCGTCGTCTTCAGGGGCGTGGAGGAAAAGCCACCCGACGAAACGGAAGCCAGGTGGTACGGCAAATGCGTGGAGAGTACCCAATCCATGATTTCGGACTGGCAGGAATCGAGGAGATTCAAGCGTGTGGTTTGACGTTCAAACAAAAGTTGCCGGAATTCCCGGCAACGTTGCCGGAATTGTTGCCGGAATTAAAACGGAAAAAAATGAGCATAAACAAGGTGATACTAGAAAGTTGCCGGAATTGCCGGGTCCTACGTGCGCGGGCGCGCGTGAGAAGAAAAAATCCTCCCTAATAAACACTTAAAAATAAAACTCTCCCGCGCGTAAAACCCGGCAATTCCGGCAATTCCGGCAACGTGATTGATTTATAACGATTTTTACTGAAAAAAACCCGGCAACTATTCCGGCAACCCTTATTTAAACCCGACAACTTTTTAAAAAAAGGAAATAGTAATGGCAGACATGGCGGATAATACAAGCAACTGGAAAACAAAGGAGCGGGATGCAAGCGTCCAGGCCGCCCGGAAGGCCGCCGCCGAGATCCCGCCCGGCGAACCCGGCGAATGCGAAACCTGCGGCGAATGGTCCGGCCGCCTGGTCAACGCCATGTGCGCCCCCTGCCGGGACCGTTACGGAGACCGCCGGAGCCGCCGATGAGCGACGAAAAGCTCACCCTCACCGAATTCGCCCGCCGGATCGGCGTCCGGCAAAGCTACGCCTCCCAGCTCAAGAAAAAGGGCCGGCTGGTGATGGAAGGGCGCAAGGTCCTCTATCGGGCCTCCCTCGAGCGGATGGAAGCCACCCGCGACCCGTCCAAGATCACCCCCAAGCCGCCCAGCGGCACGCCGGCGCCGGAAGTCCAGGCCATCCGTGACGCCGCCACCCCCCCGGCAGACGAGGCCTCCAGCGCGGACGACGAGGACCTGGGCGCCGCCTCCCCCAACTACCAATCCGCCCGGGCCAAGCGCGAACACTTCAACGCCGAAATGGCCCGGCTGGAATACGAAAAGGCCGTCGGCCAGCTGGTGGAAATCGACCGGGTGCGAGAAGTCATCCTCAACGCCACCACCACCCTCCGCACCAAGCTCGAGCAAATGGCCGAAAGCATCGCCGGCCGGGTCCAGGCCACCCGCGACGAAGCCGAGGGCAGGGCGGTGGTGATTGAAGAAGTCGAACACGCCCTGGGGGATTTGTCTCGGGCGTTTGAACAACTATCGAATGACGAAGCAAGAGGTAATCATCATGAATAACCTAATGCCCTTTAATTTCGATAACCAGGAAATCCGAGTCGTAATGATCGACGGTGAGCCGTGGTTTGTGGCTCGAGATGTAGCCGAAGCTTTAGGTTATGCCAATCCGGCAGAGGCTGTGCGGGATCATATTGATGAAGACGACGTAGTGAAACGCTATCTCCCAGAAAAATCAAATAATTATCTGCTTATCAATGAATCCGGCGTATATGCTTTGATTTTCGGTTCAAAGCTTGAAGCCGCCAAACCCTTCAAACGATGGGTCACTTCCGAACTTTTGCCTACAATCCGCAAAACCGGCCGCTACGCCATGCCAGCCGCTGAACCCATGGGACCGCAAATCCCTTCCCACGAGGCGGACAAACTCGTGGCCGCCGACCGCATCTTCCGGGCGATGATGCGCTCGGCGCGTGCGGCGGGCATGTCGATGCCGGTGGCGCTGAAGCGGGCCAACATCGAATCGGTCCGCCAGACCGGCATCGACATGCTGGAAAAAACCGGCTGCGTCATGGCCGACGATGAAAGTGAAAAGGATTGGAGCGAGCACGGCAGCGCCATCCTATTCGCCCGGGGATTAGCCCAAGGGGAATTTTCGCCATTGCACGAATACCCGATGAAATCCTTGGATCTGTTCGATTTTTACCGGGATTGGTGCAAAGCGTTCGGACATTGGGCGGAGTCTCACCGGGCCTTGATAAAGGCCATGATCGATTTTGCGCTGGCCCGAAAGGTGCGCCCCCGAATCATCGACCTGGGAACCGGAGAGCCGGGAAACCCACATGCGATTTATGTGCTCCCCGGCGTGGACGTGCCAAATGCAAAAGTTTCCCACTGGTACAGCCACTGGTCATCACAAGCGCGATCCGAGATGGATGAAATCCGCAATCAGTGGGCTAGCGAGGTACGGCCATGATCGCATGCCCGAAATGCGGCGCCGGCTCCTCCCGGGTGGTTAAAACCAAGCCCAACCCCGAAGGCCAGTGGAGAAGAAGGGTCTGCAAAAAATGCGGGGGGAAATTCTCGACCACGGAAACCGTCAAGACCAAGCCGGGAAGCGCCTGATCGATGACCCGCACCACCACCCTCCGCACCAAGCTCGAGCAAATGGCCGAAAGCATCGCCGGCCGGGTCCAGGCCACCCGCAACGAAGCGGAGGGCAGGGCGGTGGTGATTGAAGAAGTCGAACACGCCTTGGGAGACCTCTCCCGGGCATTTGAAAAACTAGCCCACGCTGATGGAGCAAAGAGATGAACAACGGTCACATCATAGAAATGATCCGCGATATCAATCGTTTAAAAATAGAAAATGCGGCTCTGAAAATAGAGATAAGCAAAATCGATTTAAAGATCGGCAAAACGGCGCGCAATCTGCACAAAATCAAGCCTGAAAAATTCGTGCGCTACCTGAAATCCGTGGAAACAAACATACACGAACTGCATCACAGGCTAGCCGCCATGATAGAACGCGTCACAGTAGCGACCGAGCTCGACTACTACTGCCGCCAAAAGAAAGACCCCAACGCAGAATTAATACGCGAAATCGTCATCCGCACCTTCGATAAACCAGACCAATGGTGGCTCGATCGAAGAACCTACTCGCTTGGCCGTTGGTACGACTTTTTTCTGCAGCAAGGCCATGAAGCGTAGGGAAACGCCCGGATTCATGCCTTCACATACTTCTTGGCGAGAAAAACGATGAGATGCTCGAGTTCATTTTTCCTCTCAAATAGCTGGTCCATAACCTTCTTATGCTCGGCCGATACAAATGCCTGTGCACCTGCGGAGGCACCTACAGAATCCTTAAATCTTGATATTATCGATGCATAATATGCCTGTTGACCAAGAATATACGCATTCGCCGCATCCGACAGATCGGGAAAATACAACAGACAAAGAGACAGAACTTTCCTTGGATCAGGCGATTGACTGCATGAGGAGATTTCATGCAGAGTTTTGCATCCATTCACAATGGGTACCCATCCCAGAGAAGCGGAAAAATAAAACATCATTTCCTCATACTTTTGACGTAGGAGGACTTTCTTTTGATGTTTTTTATCCCACGCCGAAATCGCAAATGCCGTTATTTGAGACACTACGGCGCCAAATACTGCGGCTGAGGCTGCGATTATCGCAATTAGTATTTCCTGATTCATTAACGCTCCTTAACGTCGGTGAGCACAACAAGGCGATCGATAGCACTCCTGGAGAGCTTCCATGACCATCACCATCAAAAGAGATTTCCCAGGCCGAATTCAAACCTTCCTCAAGCTGCTCGACGCGGCTTTCACCATGCTGGTCTTCGGCGAAGTGGTATTGGTATTCCAGGGATCAAAGTCCTCGGATGAAGTATAGCAACCGGCTTTCCGCGACCCGCTCCACCACCCCCCTCTACACCGCCTTCGCCCGCGGCATCGCCCCCCGGCGCAAGGTCACCGTCTCCGAATGGGCGGACGGCAACCGCGTCCTCTCCAGCAAGGAGAGCGCGGAGCCGGGGCGGTGGCGGACGGACCGCAACCCCGTCCTGCGCGAGCCCATGGACTGCTTCTCCGCCCGCTCGCCGGTGCGCGAAGTAGTCCTCATGTGGCCGATCCAGATCGGCAAGACCGCCGCCGCCCAGAACGTCCTCGGCTACTCCATGACCGAGCGCCCCGGCCCCGTCATGGTCGCCCTCCCGGCGGAAACCTCCATGAACAAATGGATCGCCCAAAAGCTCAACCCCATGCTCGAGGAAACCCCCGCCCTGCGCGAAGTCCTCACCAGCACCGCCAGCCGCGACGGCGCCAACCGGCGCGAATTCAAGGAATTCGCCGGCGGCCAGCTCTACCTCGAACACGCCGGCAGCCCCGCCCGGCTCAAATCCACCAGCGTCAAGCTCCTCCTCGTCGACGAACTGGACGAATTCGCCGACAACCTCAAGGGCGGCGACGACCCCCAGGCCCTCCTCGACGGGCGCACCTCCGCCTTCTCCTCGGTGGCCAAGAAACTCTACATCTCCACCCCCACCATCCGGGGCCGCTCGCGCATCGAGGAACTTTTTGAGGACAGCGACCGCCGCCGCTACCACGTCCCCTGTCCCCACTGCGGCCACCAGCAGCCCCTCGAATGGAAAGGCCTCAAATGGCTCACCGGCGACAACCAGGCAATCCTCAGCATCGCCTACGTCTGCCGCGACTGCGGCGCGCTCATCGACGAAAGCGACAAGCCCAAGCTCCTCGCCCGAGGCCGCTGGGTCCCCGACAACCCCGGCCACCCCCGCCGCGGCTACACCCTCAACGCCCTCTACTACCCCCTCGGCCTCGGCCCGCGCTGGCAGGAACTCGCCCAAACCTGGCTCAAGGTCCAGCACGACCCGGCCCGGCTCAAAACCTTCGTCAACGACCGCCTCGCCGAAACCTGGGAAGACGAAGTCACCCGCCTGCTGCGCCACAACGCCGTCGCCGAACGCGCCCAGCCGTACCCGCTGCGCACCGCCCCCGAGGGCGTCCTGGCGGTCACCGCCGGGGTCGACACCCAGGACAACCGGCTGGAAGTCCAGATCATCGGCTGGGGCCGCAAAATGCGCGCCTGGACCCTCGACTACGCCGTCCTCCCCGGCGACCCGGCCGAGGACGACGTCTGGATCGCGCTCACCGACCTCCTCAACCGCCCCCTCCAGCACGAAAGCGGGGCGCTCCTCCCCGTCCTCGCCACCGCCATCGATATGGGCGGCCACCGCACCGAAGCGGTCAAGGCCTACGTCCGCGACCGCCGCATCGCCCGCCCCATGGCCATCAAGGGCGCCAGCGCCAACACCGCCCCCGTGCTCGGCAAGCCCGCGATGGCCGACGTGGACTGGCGGGGCCGCTACGACAAGCGCGGCGTGCGGATCTACCAAGTCGGCACCGTGGCCGCCAAGCATTGGCTCTACGCCCGGCTTTCGCGCGACACCGAGCGCCCCCCCGAGGACCGCCTCTGCCACTTCTCCAGCCAGCTCGAACCGACATTCTTCGCCGGCCTCACGGCCGAGACCTACAACCCGGCCAAAAACCGCTTCGAGCTCAAGCGGAACGTTCGGAACGAGCCGCTCGATACCTGGGTCTACAGCTTCGCCGCCGCCCACCACCCCGAACTGCGCCTCCACCGGGCCACCCACGCCGACTGGGACCGTTACCAAAGGCTCATCCAGGCGCAGCAAACCAAAACCCGAACCGAGGGAAGGACCCCCGCCCAAACCAAGCCGGCAAATCGAACCAAAAGACCGGTGCCCCGTCCTGCAACGTCTCCGGTAGGCAAATCCGATTGGGCCAACAAACTGTAGGAGACGACATGACCACCGAAAACACCCAAGCCGACGCCGCCGTGGAACTCAGAAACATCCTCACCCAGGCCGTGTGCCAAGCCTTCGACCTGAGCGAGACGGCGGCGCTGTCGCTGGCGGAAAGGATCGCCGACAACGTCTTCACCCTCGCCGGTGGGAGCGAACTCTACATCCCCAAGCTCGACCGTCGCCACCGCCAGGCCGCCATCCTGGCCGAATTCAACGGGCGGAACGTGGACGAACTTTCCCGGCGGTACGGGATCTCAAAAAGGCAGATTTATCGGATCGTGAATTCGGCAATCGGATGATCCGCTTGCCAAACCCTATGCGCCTGAACTATGCTGAAAATGCACCGGCAAAATCCGGTGCCCGAGTCTGGCAACTCGGAAGCCCTAGGCGCACACGCGCCGTTCGAGCGCGTTTTTTGTGCCCGCAGTTTATGGCGGGCCGTGCGGGTTCTCCTTCGGGGGAGCCGGTCCTAGGCCCGGTCTTGCCAGGCCCGTGCGGTTCGCCTCCCTGTTTTGGCAAGGCAGCGAGGTGATTCCTAACTTCAAGCCTAGGAGAATCGTTATGAATGCACGCCTTCCTTCCTTCCTCAACTTCGAGGGCACCGACCTCACCATCATTGATCGAGAAGGGAAACCCTGGCTTTCCGCTGCCGATCTAGCCAAGGCGCTCGGATATTCCGATACCAGGAGATTGTCTGTCCTGTTTTATCGACACAAAGATGAATTTACCGATGATATGACGCAAGTCATTGATTCATCTGGGGCGCCCAAACTGAGTACCGCAGAAAACAATGACTTAGGCAAAACGGGCATCCGCATCTTCTCCCCCCGTGGCTGCCATCTCATTGCTATGCTTTCCCGTACCAACCGAGCCAAGACGTTCCGCCAGTGGGTGCTCAACGTACTGGAAAACCTCCAACAACCACAATCACTCCCACCCATGGAAACCATCGGCCCCAAAACAAAAATCGCCATCGAGGAGCGAGCCCAATCGCTCACCCTCCGACAATTCAACAACCTCAAACACCGCCTCAAGGAAACCGCCAAACGGTACATCGAAGAAAAGGACCTGGACGACGACCAAGCCGCCAAACTCATCCGCCGCCTGGAAATGCCGGACAGCCAATGGCTCATGATCGAACGCCACCGGCTCTGGCAACTGACCCACGAACTGGGCGAAATCGCCAAAAGCGCGCAATACGCGATGGAGAAGGTTCAGGAGTTGGAGGAGGAAACCGGGGTTAGGCTTTGGTCGCGGTAGATATGATTGAGGGCTGCGCGCAGAGATGCGTTTCGACGGTAAAGTATGAGGTCTAACAGCACCTGGCGGCAGCTACTGCTATGCTGAAAAGGTAGCAGGTGAAGGGATAAGCAAGTTCACCATACCCCCCGGATGGAATGGAATGAACCCCGGGGGGCTTGTGCTTCACGGTCTTCTACCCAAGTTGACAGGCTAAAGCGGGGTAATGTAGAAAATGAATTCTGGAAAATCTAGGTGTTAATAGTTGCATAGACAGAATCTGTCTATTGCCCTAATTGGAGATTTCTGTCTATTGAACTGTTAGCCATCTTATAGAGAATCAGGCATGTCTGAAAAATCGCCATTATTTATAAGTTCCATGGAACTGCTTGGACACGCGGTCGAGCTTCTGGAACTTGATGATGACAAGAAAAATAAATTTATCGTCCTGCATATAAGCAATGCTGTAGAGCTATTGTTGAAAGACATGGTTATTGATATTGGTCAATCTATTTATGAAAGCAATAACAAAAATACGATTGTCATTTGGAAGGCGTTTTCTATCCTTGAGTCCCACGGCATAAAAATCAAGCAAAGGTCCAATATTGAAATGCTGATAGATGATAGAAATGTAATTCAGCATAAATTTGGATACCCGAGTCGTGAATCAGTGCTGTATTACATTGATTTTGTAATAGATTTATTTCGTACGTGCATGCACGATCATTATTCGATTGAGTTTGATGAAATTGCCGAAGAGTACTTTACAGAAAACGGAATGCAGTTAATAGGGCTAGGTGATGAAGATGTATTTTCAAAAGTTGATGCCATTGCAAAATATGACATGCTTTCGGCAATTTCCACTGCATACTCATTACTTGAAGCAAAATCCCATGAACTGTTAGGGCATGATGAATTATCAAAGCCTGTGATGATTTGGCATGACAAAAGATTTTATTCGCTACTCAAACTTATCGACTCGTCAGTAATGGAAAACAAGCGGCCTAGAGAATATTTTGATTCAATACGCCAGCTAAGGAATATATCTGTTCATCGCCAACACCATAATCCAGAAGAGCACGATAGAGAGTTGGATGCTGGGCTAAAGAAAATAAAAGACTTATACAATGCCATAAGTGAGATACCTGAGGAAGAAATCGCTAAGGTGATAAAAAATGGCTAACAATCGGCTCCACAGGATTCACTCGCTGCGCTCGCTCTCCTGTGAGCTGATCCGTTAGGTTTTTCGGGTGGCTCAAATACGATCTGGCAGGCATCTATGAAGCACTGGACAGAGCCAAATGGAATACTTCTAATTCAGATCCCTATCGACTGGCAGTATCTAAATCCGGGCCTTAGTGAGTATGAGGAAGAGTCGCCATATGGGTTCCAACTTTATGAGGATCCCATCGGCTGCTTTCAGCTGAGTTGTTACCCGTTAAGCGAACTTGCTCCTAGCATCGCGGAGGCCAATCCAAATGGAGTCAAGAAGCTAAGTTGGAAGGAGTCTAGGCTAGATGACTCCGAGTTTTGCACCCACCTTTTCTTCGGCGCTTATCACGATCAAGCTCTGATAGGAAAATATATCTATGATGCCGCTCTTGAGGGCGATGAGAGAATTGCGGATCAGCTCAAGATCGTAAATCAAACGCTCAATTCGGTTGTTATCGTCCCGCCGAGTGATCGCAAGTTGGCCGCTGACCTCGATAAGTTTGATCGTTTTACTGGTTCGCTCGCGGCATCTCATGACCTTCTAAACTCCGCAATTGACTCAGAGTCATTCGTTGAGATCATTGCAATTGCAGCAAATCAGATAGATGCCTATCTAAGGCTGAGCTTGGTAATTGCAAAGCAGCTCAGTGAACAAACCAATGACATCGAAACCCGATATCTCTTCCAGGAGGATAGTGAGAGAGGAATTATGGAGCGGAAGGTCTTCGATGATGCGCTCAAGTTCGATGTGATAGATAAAGAAACATTTGATGACTTGAGCGCGCTCTACGGCTTGAGAAACCGAGTCATTCACCGATACATCATTTCAAATATTAGAACGCGTGACCTAGTCGAGATTTCTGGCAGGTATTTGAATGCGTTAGAGAAAACACGCCTAATCCTCCGTGGGTTTGAGCAGAAGCAGGCAGGCCAGCCTTTTGGCGTGTATGGCAAGAAGTTTGGTAAAACGTCGGTTACAGAGGACTCCGTAAGACGGCTTCATGCGAGTGCAAATGACAAGCATCTTATTGAAAAATTTAAGAGAAACGTTGGTGCCGGAAAAACCTAACAACAGAATATTCGGGGTCAAATATTCGGGGTCAGAGTAGGAATGAATATTCTCTGACCCCGAATATTTGACCCCGAATATTCTGAGCGACTATAAAATTATGCCGAATGTTCGCGGGGAAACGGGTTTGGATACAATTTTCCCTTGAAAAGCATAGGCTTGTTAGCCGTTATGGGCCAGCTTTTCCTCCAGCACCTCGCGCACAAACTGGTTGAGGCTTTTATCTCCGGCCGCCAGCACGATCTTGCGATGCAGTTCCGGGGGAATGCGCACGTTGAAGGTTCCCTTGCAGGGCTTGTCCGGTTCACGGCCCAGTTCTTCGCAGTCTTCCAGGTAGGCGTCGACGGATGCCTCGAACTCTTTTTTCAGCTCCGCCAACGTGTCTGCCTCGTAGGTCACCAGGTCACGGATGAACAGCAGTTTGCCGTAGAGCTTGTTGTCATCCAGCTGCGGCTCGATGGAACCGAAGTAGCCCTTATAAGTCAGGTATGCCATCACAATAGCCCCTCTTGCTTCAGAGTGATCTTGATATCTTTCAGCGCACCGCCTTTGATGACGTTTTCAGGATGCGGACGATGCAACCGGATCATATGTCCCGTGGTTGGGTTGTAAAAACGCACTCTTGAACCGGCCATCTCTTTTTGCTGGTAGCCCAGTTTCCGCAATAACGATACCAAGTCGTTCCAGGGGTAGGTTTTCTTTGCCTGTCTCAGGTTTTCAAGGAGTTTGTCCTGGGCACTCATGCAGTCTCTCCAGGTATTGGTATCAATACTAGTTGCGTTTGCCGTCTCATGCAACTAAAAATAGTTGCGAAATAGGTTTAAAGGGGGGATAAAAATACCGCCTTAATTTCTATCCCCCCTCCCGTCTCACCCAAGCACCTCTACCCCCTCAAAAAAAGTGACATTTTTCCCTGAAAATGTCACAGCCCCCCACGCTACCTTCTCCCCACCACCAAACGGGGAGCCCCGCATGACCACCGCCGAAAACATGCTTGCTCAATACTTAGCCGCCGAGGCGGATTTGCTCAAGGGCAAGACCATCATCTTCAACGGCAAGCACACGACCCGCGAGGACCTGGATCAGATCCGCAAAGGCCGGCGTGAATGGGAAAAGCGCGTCGAGGCCGAGAAAGCCCGGGCCAGCGGCGTACCCACCGTCGGCGGCTTGCGGTATTCCCTGGCCCGGCTGGACGGAGAATAGCGCGCCGCCATGCCCAACCTCCTCACCCAACTCAAGCGCCACGAAGGCCTCCGCCTCCGCCCCTACCGCGACACGGTGGGTAAGCTCACCATCGGCTTCGGCCGCAACCTGGAGGATCGCGGCATCACCGAGGACGAGGCCAAGATCCTGCTGGTCAACGACGTGTGCCGGCTGCGCGGCGAGCTGTCCGAAATCGATTGGTGGCGGGCGCTGAACGACGTGCGCCGGGATGTGATCGTCAACATGGCCTACAACCTGGGCGTTTCCGGCGTGCTCGGGTTCGAGCGGATGATCGCGGCCTTGCGGGCCAAGGATTACGAATTGGCCGCCATCGAAATGCTCGATTCCAAGTGGGCCGATCAGGTGGGACGCCGCGCGGTGGAGCTGTCGGATCAGATGCACACGGGGCGGAGGCGTCCGGCATGAGCGAGCGGACCGCCAAGGCGCTGACCTATCTCGCCCAAGGGGCGGCGATGCTCCGGGAGGTCAACCCGGTGGACAAGGCGGTGGAATACTTCGCCCCCAAGGCCGCCCTAAATCGCCATCTGGCCCGCCAGGCCCTGGCCTACTACGAGGCGGCCCAGCCGTCGCGGGTGCGCAAGTTCCGCAGGAACGACGCCGGCCCCAACCGCCAGACCGGGCAGGGCGCCGTCCCCATCCGCGTCCAGGCCCGCCACCTGGAGCAGAATCACGACATCGCGCGCGGAGCGCTGCGGGTGATCGTCAACAACGTGATCGGCCCCAAGGGCATCGGCATCGAGCCCCAGCCCCGCCGGGCCGACGGCAGCATCCACGAGGCCTACGCCGCCGCGCTGCTGGAAGTCTGGCGGGACTGGACCCGCTTTCCCGAGGTCACCCGCCGCCACCATTGGGCCAAGGTCCAGCGCCTCACCGCCCGTACCTGGCTGCGCGACGGCGAGGCCTTCGCCCAGAAGCTGGTGGGCCCGGTCCGCTTCCTCGACCACGGCACCCGCGTGCCGTTCTCCCTGGAACTGATGGAGGCCGACCGGATTCCGTTCGACTACAGCGACGAAGCGAAGGGCATTCGCCAGGGGGTGCAGCTCAATCAGTGGGGCCGGGCGGTGGCTTATTGGGCCTACAAGGGCCACCCCACCGACGGGATGCACCTGCTGAACCCGGCCGACCTCAAGCGGGTGGTTGCCGACCGCATCCTCCACCCGGCCATCGTCGATCGCATCGGCCAGGTGCGCGGGGTGTCCGAGTTCGCCTCGGTCATCAACCGGTTGGAGGACATCAAGGATTACGAGGAGTCCGAGCGGGTCGCGGCCAAGATCGCCGCCATGCTCACCGCCTACGTCAAGCGCGGCAATCCGGATACCTTCGACCCGAACCAGATCCCCCGCGACGAGGACGGCAACCCCATCCCGCGCGAAATTCCCCTCCAGCCGGGGGTGATCATCGACACGCTTTCGATGGGCGAGGAGATCGGCCTGATCGACTCCAAGCGCCCCAACCCCAACCTGGTCCAGTTCCGCCAGGGGCAGCTCCGCGCGGTGGCCGCCGGGTTGGGGGCGAGCTATTCCAGCATCAGCCGCGACTACGACGGCACCTATTCCGCCCAGCGCCAGGAGCTGGTGGAGCAGTGGGTCAACTACGCCGTGCTCACCGACGAATTCGTGGGCGCCTTCATCCAGCCGGTGTGGGAAACCTTCGTCCGGGTGGCCGACCACGCCGGGGTGGTGCCGATCCCCGCCGACGTGAAGGCCGGCACCGCCGACGACGCCGCCTACATCGGCCAGTCCATGCCCTGGATCGACCCCCTCAAGGAAGCCATGGGCTGGCTGCGCCTGGTCCGCGCCGGCTTCGCCTCCGAGGTGGAAGTGCTGCGCAAGCGCGGCCTGAACCCCCACGACGTGCTGGAACAGATCAGCGAGTTCCGCAAAAAAGCCCGGGAAAAAGAGTTGCAATTCGATTCCGACGCCGCCCACGGGAGCCCGGCGCCGGCAGCCAGGGAGACCGAAAATGCCCGCTAACCGACCCTTTTCCATCCAGGCCCGCGCCGGAAGCCGCAGCGCGGAAGTGTTCATCTACGGCGACATCGGCGAATCGTGGGACGGCGAATCGGTCGCCGCGCGCGACTTCGTCCGGGACCTGGCGGCGCTGGAGGCCGACCGGCTGGTGGTCCGGCTCAATTCCTACGGCGGCTCGGTCACCGACGGCCTGGCGATCTACAACGCCCTCAAGCGCCACCCGGCCGAGGTGGAAACCGAGATCGACGGCATCGCCGCCTCCATCGCCTCGCTCATCGCCATGGCGGGCCAGCCCCGCTCCGTCGCCGCCAACGCCATGCTGATGGTCCATGCCCCGTGGGGCTTCGCCCTGGGCAACTCGGTGGAAATGCGCGGCATGGCCGACGTGCTGGACAAATACGCCGAGGCCATGGCGAGCGCCTACGTGGACGCCTCCGGCCTGGCCCACGACGACGTCATGGCCCTTTTGACCGACGGCAAGGACCACTGGTACGGCGCCGACGAGGCCATCCAGGCCGGATTCGCCGACCGGATGTCGGAGGCGGTGCCCATCGCCGCCCGCTTCCGGCGCCAAATCGCCCAACGCTACCCGACTTTTACCGCGGCAGCCGCCGCCCAACTCAGAGGAGATTCCCCCATGCCGAAACCGAACCCACCCTCCGCAGGCAATCCGCCCCCGGCGGCCTCCGATCCCAACAATCCGACGGGCGAGGGCGGCTCGAACCCGCCGTCTGCGCCCCCCGTAGGGGCGACCGGCCGGTCGCCCCTACCAACGCCTCCGGAACCCGCTCCGGCGGCTGGCAATCCCCCGCTGGACCCGGAACAGATCCGGGCCGAGGCGATCCGCGCGGAAACCAAGCGCCGGTCCGACATCAAGGCCAAGTTCCAGGGCCCGTTCCTCGCCTGGGAGGGCGTGCCCGAGCTGATGGACGCCTGCCTGGACGACCCCAACTGCGACGCCCGCACCGCCGGGGAACGGCTGCTGGCCCATCTGGCCAAGGACGCCGAGCCCATCCAGGGGCGGCATTTTAGCGCCGGGCTGGACGCGCGCGACAAGTTCAAGCTCGGCGCCGGCGCCTCCCTGCGGGCGCGCGCCGGCCTGCTGACCCCGGACGACCGAAACGACCTCAAGGGCAACCAATTCCGGGGCTACACCCTCAAGGAGCTGGCCCGCGCCGCGCTGGAAATGGGCGGAGAGCAGACCGGGCACCTCTCCAAGATGGATCTGGTGGCCGCCGCCTTCACCCACACCACCAGCGACTTCCCCAGCCTGCTGATGGACGTGGCCGAAAAATCCATGCTCAAGGGCTACGAGGAAGCCGAGGAAACCTTCCAGCTCTGGACCAGCCGCGGTGAGCTGCCCGACTTCAAGCCCGCCAACCGGGTCGGCCTGGAGAACTTCCCGGCGCTGGTGCAAGTGGACGAAGGGGCCGAGTACACCTACGCCACCGTGGGCGAGCGCAAGGAAACCATCCAGCTCGCCACCTACGGGCGGATGTTCTCCATCACCCGCCAGGCGATCATCAACGACGACCTGCAGGCCTTCACCACCATCCCGCGCAAGATGGGCAACGCCGCCATCCGCACGGTGGGCAACCTGGTCTACGCGGTGCTGACCTCCAACCCGGTGATGAGCGACGGCGTCGCCCTGTTCCACGCCAACCACGGCAACCTGCTGTCGGCCGCCGCGATCACCACCGCCAGCGTGGACGCCCTGCGCGTGGCGATGGCGACCCAGCAGGACGCGGTGGGCGCCAACCTCAACATCGGCCTGCGTTACCTGATCGTCCCCAAGGCCCTCGAGGGCACCGCGCGGGTGGTCCGCGACAGCCAGTACGAAGTGGGCGCCTCCAGCCGCAACAACACCGTGCCCAACATGGTCCGCGGCACCTTCGAAATCGTCTCCGACGCCCGCCTGGACGCCGACTCCGCCACCGCCTGGTACGCCGCCGCCAATCAGGTCATCCACGACGTGATCGAAGTCGCCTACCTGGACGGCCAGGACCGCCCCTACCTGGACCAGCAAATGGGCTGGACCGTGGACGGGACCGAGTTCAAGGTCCGCATCGACGCCGGCGTGAAGGCGCTGGAATGGCGGACCCTGGCGAAGAACCCCGGCGCGTAATTTTGATTAAACCGTAGGGGCGACCGGCCGGCCGCCCTTACCGAATGACGAGGTAATTGAAATGGCTAAGAATTTCGTGCAGCCCGGCAACGTCATCGACCACGCCGCTTCCGGCGCGGACATCGCCTCCGGGGAAGTGGTGCCCATCGGCAACCTCCTGGGGGTGGCCTTGAAGAAAATTCCCGACGGCGAGACCGGCTCCGTCCGGCTCATCGGCGTGTTCACCGTGCCCAAGGTCAGCGCGGCGGTGATCGCCCAGGGCGAAACCCTCACCTGGGACGTCTCCGCCGGCGCCTTCGACGACAACCAGGCCACCCCCGCCACCGGGGATATCACCGGCGCGGCGGCGGTCGCCTGGCAGGCCGCCGGCGCGGGGGAGACCACCATGCAGGTGAAATTCACCGGCGTCCCCGGCACGGTGAACTAAGCATGATGAGCCTGGCATCCGTGCGGCGCTGGCTCGCGGCCATTCTGGCGATGGTTGGCATCGCGGCCTGTCTGGCCCTGATCGGCGCCATCATCGGGATCGGGCGGGCGCTGCAGGCGCTCGGCCACCTGTTTATCGGCTAACGGAGAAAGGTATGTGGAAGCGTTTACTGAACTGGCTGCTCGAGCGCGGCCGCGAGAAATCCACCTGGGTCGGCATCGTGGGCGTGATCGCCACCGCCGCCGGCTGGCGGCTCGATCCCGAGCTGGCCCGGGAAATCGCCACCGCGGCGGTCACCCTGATGGGCGGCCTGCTGATGCTGGTGAAGGAAGAGAAAAAGTCGAAATAAGGAGGAAACATGCCGACGCATTACATCAACCGAATTCTCCGGACACGGGCGCATCTCGAGGACGCCCACCGGAAACACAAGGCCGCATGGGCCGGCCTGCGGGCCTATCTCCTTTGCACGACGCCCTGCCGGCGTTACGCCGAATGGCTACGCAAGGGCGGCGTGATTCGGACGTTCTAGCAATGGGCAATTGGCTTTCGATTCTCCGGGGATTGCTGGGGCTGGCCGAACAGCTGACCGAATGGCTGAACCGCCGCCAGCTCCTCGAGGCCGGGGAATCGCGGGCGGTGGCAAGAGGTTTGAAAGATGCGCAAGAAACGATCCGTCGCGCTCAGGCTGCTCGCCGTGGCGTGCGCCACGACGCTGACAGCGTGCGCCGGGACCCGGACAACCGGGACTGATTGGGCATGCCTCGCGTTCCGCCCCATCTCCTTCTCCGGGCATCTGGACACGCCCCGAACGGTGCGGCAGGTCCGGGAGCACAACGCGGCCTGGCGGGCGGTATGCGGCAACGACGATTCTAAAGGGAAGTCATGACGGTGACCGAGGATCAATTTCGGGAACAAATCCTGAAGCGCCTGGACGCCCAGGCCGATGAAATCCGCGAACTGCGCCGGATTCTGGAGCGCCTGGTGCGGCTGGAGGAGCGCCAGCAGATGCAATCCGAATCCATCGCCCGGATGCATCGGCGGATGGAGGCCTTCGAGGAACGGTTGCGGAAAATGGAAACCAGCAGCTCCGGCCAACGCACTTCATTGAGCTGGATCGAGCGGATCATCTGGGGCGGCGGCTTGATCGGCGCCTGGTTCGGCAACGGGTTTCCGCGAGGGGGCGGCGGATGAGCGCCCAATTCGACACGATCATCCAATCCGCCCTCGATGCGATGTTCGACCTCTACGGCGTGGACGTGACCCTCAAGCCCAAGATGGGCGGGGAAATCCCCGCCGTGGCGATCCCGGAGAAGAACACCGCCGTGGTGGGCGATTACGGCCAAGTGGTGGACTTCCGGACCCGCCTGTCATTCCGGCTCGATCAGGTGTCTCCGGCGGTGGGCGACACGGTGACGTTCGAAGGCGCCGACGTGCTCCTGGACGGGATCGAGTCGGACGACGGTTACGTCAGGACCTTCTGGGTGCGGTGATGGCGAAGAGCATCGAAGTGCGCGGGCTGAAACAAGCGACCCGGCGGGCGAGGGCAATCCCCAAAGCCCTGGACAAAGCCCGTCTCCGGTCGGTGAACAAGGCCGCCACGGAGTCGCGCAAGCAATCATCGAAACTCGTGCGGGCCGACGTGAATCTGAAGGCCCGCGACGTGAACAAGCGGCTGGAAGTCAAACGGGCGAACAAAAGCCGCCCCCATGCCAAGCTCATCGCCCGTTCCCGGCCCATGCTCCTGTCGCGCTTCGGCGCGCGGGTGCTGACCCGGCGGGTCAAGCATCCGAGCCGGTCCAAGGGCTTCCCCAAGTACGGCATCCCGGCGGGCCGGAAATTCGCCGGCGTGAGCCTCAAAGTCAAACGCGCCGGCTCGAGGAAAAAAATGCGAGGCGGTTTTTTCATCGAACTCAAGGGCTCCGGCGCCACCGGCCTGGCGGTCCGCACCGGGAAGGGCCGCGATGCCTACCGGGTGCTTTACGGCCCCTCGGTGCGCGACGTGGTCGAGTGGAACGAGGACGAAATCGAGGCCTACATCCTGGACCGGATCGGCGAACACTTCGCCGAGAATCTGACCCGCGAACTCGACAAGGTGAACCGATAATGGACCCCATCGCCACCCAAATCGCCGACACGATCAAGACTCGTCTGGAAGCCATCCGCACCGCCAACGGTTACCGGACCGAGGCGGGCCAGGACGTGGCCCCGGGTTGGCGATACCTGAACCGGGACGACCCCACGCCGCACCTGACCTTCAGCGAAACCGGCCACGAGGTCCTGTCCTCCGCCAAGCGGGGCGGCAATGCCCGGGTGCAGCTCGAATGGACGATCGAGGGCAGCGCCGAAATGGGCGCCTCGGCGCTCAAGACCTTGTACGCGATCGAGGACGACATCAAGCGCGCGATCTTCACCCCCAATCCGGACCTGACCGGACTGGTGCGCGCCGTCACCTACGCCGGCCGCACCGTCGCCGGCCCCGAGGACGGCAGCCGGCTGGTCTCGGTGCAAGTCCGGGTCCTGACCGAACACGCAGAGCAACTACCGTAGAGGCCATCATGACCGAGGAACCCCAAAGCAAAACCGCCCCCAAGCCCGCCAACCGGGTGAAGGTGAAGCTCAGGAAAAAACATCGCCATCAGGGCAAGGATTACAAGCCCGGCCAGGAAATCGCCGTGCGCGAGGATCAGGTGAAGTGGCTGAAATCCCACGGAATCATCGAGTAGGGGCGACCGGCGGGTCGCCCCTCCCCAGGCAACCATATCAATAGAATCAATAGAGGTAATTCAAAATGTCAGGCTTTCTAGGATCGGGCGATCTCTATTTCAACCGCAAGGTGGGCGGGGTCAGCCAAGGGCGGATCCTGCTCGGCAACGCCACCAAATTCAGTATCCAGCCCCAGTCGGAAACGAAATCCCGCCCCTCGAGGATGCGGGCCACCTACGGGCAGGCGCTGGATACGGTGCAGATTCCGGCGCCGTCGGCCATCAGCGTCATTCTCGACGAGGTGAACAAGGACAACCTGGCCCTGGCGTTCATGGGCAGCGTCGGCGCCTACAGCCAGACCGGGGCCTCCGTCACCGACGAATCGGTCACGGCGAAACTGGACAAGTGGGTCGACCTGTCGGACCGGAACGTTTCCAGCGTCGTGGTGACCGACGACCCCATGTCCACCACCTACACCGAAGGCACCGATTACGAGGTCCACGCCCGGCTGGGGATGATCAAGGCCTTGTCGGGTGGCAGCATCGGCGAGGGTGACCCCCTGCTGGTCGATTTCACCTCTGGCGACATCGCCGGCAATCGCGTCCAGGGGGCCACTCAGCCGATCATCCGCGGGGAATTCATCCTGGACGGCAAGAACTTCGCCGACGATTCCCTTTCGATCGTGACCGTGTGGGAAGCGACTCTGGCGCCGTCCTCGGAGTTCGACTTCCTCGCCGAGGACTTCGCCCCGATCGAACTGGGCGGCACCGTGGTCACGCCGGCGGGCAAGACCGAGCCGTTCATCGTCGATACCGATTTGGTGCTGTCCTAACGGATGATGAATCGGGCGGCCCGGTATCCGGCCCATGACAGGGCGGCGATCAGATACCAGCCCACGATGAGGGCGAACGGATCGCCCGCCGCCCGCCACAGGGCGATCCCGAAGCCGGTGGCCGCCAGGCCGAACAGCAACAGCAATTCCGGCCGCCTGGCCCGGGGGAACAGGCGGCGGCCGATCCGGGCGATCAGCCCGGGGATCAGCAATAACGCGATGATCGATAGTAGGTAATTCATAGCCATGGCCAAGCAGGACGTCGAGTTCAATATAGGCACCAACGTCCAGGGCGTGCAAGACCTGGACGCCCTGGCGCGCGAGCTGGACGAACTCGGCAAGGAAGCCGGCGAGAGCTCACCCGAGGTCGCCGCCCTGTTCGAGCGGCTGCGGGACATCACCTCACAGCAAAACCTGATCGATCAGTTCCGGCGGCAAAAAGCCGCTGTCCAGGGATCGGCCGACGCCATGAAGGAAGCCAAGCGCCGCACCGGCGAGCTGGCCCGCCAGATCAAGGCGACGGAAAACCCGACGCGGACGCTGGAGCGCGAATTCGAGCGCTCGCGGAAAACCGCGCGCAAATTGGCGGAATCCTATCAGACTCAGCGCGTCGGCCTTCAGCGGATGCGCGATCGGATGCGCGAGGCGGGGGTTTCCACCGCCCACCTGGCCGATCATCAGCGCCGACTCCACACAGATGTAAGGCAGACCCAGACCGAGATCACCGGCCTCCGGTCGCGTCTGAGCGCCGCGGGCGGCGCCGCCGAATCCGCGGGCCGCCGGATCTCGGGCGGATTCAACCGGGCCGCGCAAGGCGCGCGGACGGTTTCCGATCAGATCGTCCGCGCGAAAAATTCCCTGATCGCGTTTGCCGCCGCCACCGGGGCGATCCGGATCGGCAGGCAGCTCGCCCAAACGGCCGATCAATACAATCAGATCTCCGCCCGGGTGCGCCAGGCGACCGACTCCCAGGCCGACTACAACCTCGCCCAGAACGAACTCTTCCGGATCGCTCAGGATACCCGCTCCTCCCTGGCCACCAATGCCGCCCTGTTCGCTCGCACCGCCGATGCGGTCAAGCGCCTGGGCGGCAATACGTCCGACACGCTCCAACTGACCGAGCTGATCACCAAGGGCCTTCGGTTATCCGGCGCGACGGCGGAGGAAACCGCCTCCGCCCAATTGCAGTTGTCACAGGCCCTGGGTTCCGGCGTGCTGCGCGGCGACGAGTTCAATTCGGTGATGGAGGCCAGCCCCCGTCTGGTGAAAGCCCTGGCCGACGGGCTCGGGCAACCGGTCGGCAAGCTGCGCGAACTGGCAGCGGAAGGCGAGCTCACTTCCCAGCGGGTCATCGAAGCCCTGCAATCCCAAAAGGCAACCATCGACCGGGAATTCGCCGACCTGCCGGTCACCATCGGCGGCGCGCTGCAGCAGGTGGAGAACCAATGGCTCAAGCTGATCGGCGTGCAGGATCAATCCGCCGGGGCGAGCAAGCAGGTGGCGGAAGCCATCCAGCTTTTCGCCGACAACCTGGACTCGGTCCTGGCCACCGCCGTCACCGTCGGCAACGCCGCCACCATTGCCGCCCGCACGGTCACCGCCGCCGTGTTCCAGATGGCGGCCACGGTCGCCAAGGCCTTGGACACCCTCACCCTCGGCACCATCGACGGCCTGCACGCCCAGGCGCAGGCGCTGAGCGACACGGTCAAGGGCATCCAGCAGGATATCTCCCGGGATTTCACCGACATCCAAACGGCCTGGGAAGGCGTCGGTGAGGCGGCAAAGAAAACTAACGAGGAGATCGAGGCCGGTGCGAACCAGGCAACCGGCGGGCTGAACAAGACCGGCGAAGCGGCCGAACAGGCCAAGGCCAAACTGGAAACGGTGAAGGAGGAGGCTGGTGGCCTTTCCGACGCCCTCCAGACCCTCAACGTGGACGCCCAGCAGGTGGCCACCGGGGTCCGCACGGCGTTCGGCGAGATGGCCGGGGCGTTCGGGGAAGTGGTCAAGGGGTTTGATGCCGGCAATCCGGTCATCGCCGCCTCGGCCAAGCATCTGGCCGACAGCGCCAAAACCTCCCAAGAGGTCGCGCTCGCCCAGGAAACCTTAAAAGCCGCGCTGGATGCCGGCAAGCTCAGCGCGGAAGGCTACGCGAAGGCAATCAAGGCGCTGTCGTCGAATCTGGCGACACAAGCTATTGAATCGATCAAGTCAGCCGAATCATCCGAGCAGCTTCAAACGGCGCTGGATAACGTGCAGAAGCTGTATCGCGATGGAGTGATTACCGCTCAGCAGTACAGGGATGCGCTCGTCGAGGTCAAGAATCGTATGAACGAACTGGCCGGCGGCACCGAGGACGCCGCCGGCGCCACCGAAAACCTGAACCGATCGACCCGGGACGCCACCCAGGCGCTCAACGAATCCACCGAGGCGACGGACAAGCAGGGAAAATCCCTCGAACGCGCATCCGGATTCGCGTCCACGTTCAACGACATGCTCCGGTCGATCTACGACAGCGCCGCGTCGCTGAGCCAGGGCGCCGCCGACTCCCTGGCCGCGATCGATCCCCTGTTCGCCAAGATCAAGAAAAGCTCGGACGAGGCCGGCACGGCGACCACGCGGCTCAAAAAGGTGTTGGAGGAGATCCGGCAGGCGCGTTTCCTGGCGCCCAACATCGCTCCGGCGGGCCAGTTTTCCACCATGCTGCGCGACGCGGCCCGGCACGCGCGGGAAATCCGGCTGCGGTTCGCCCAGCAGGCCGTATCCGCCGAGGATCTGTCGAAACGGGTGGGCCAACTGACCGAGCGCTTGTCGAAGGTCTCCGTCCTATCCCAGGAGGCCAATCGGTACTTTCAGCAAAATCTGGACGTGGCCCGGGGGACCGTCGAGAGCTTCGATAAGCTGGACGAAGCCACCCTGGACCAGCTGCGCGCGCAGATCCAACGGGCCCAGGATCAGCTCGGCCAGCTCCGCGCCGAAGCCGATGCCGCGCGCGAATCCCTCAACGGCATCGGCGACCAACTCCAGGACGAACTGGACCGGATCGAAGGCAACCGGCAGGCGATCGAACAGCGCCGCTTCGCCGAACAGCTCCAACGGATCGAGGAGTTGGAACAGCGCGGCGGGGAAGTGGCCGCCCGCGAGGCCGAGCGGGCGCGTCGGCTGGCGGAGCAGCTGCATCAGAAAAAGCTGGCCGATATTCGCAAGGAAGCCGAGGAGCGGCAACGCGCGGCGGCCGAGACGGCGGCTGAAAGCGGCTCGACGTCCGTGACCGACCGCCCGACCGGACCGGCGACCGAACCCCGCCCGCAGGTGGCCAAGGTCATCCGATTGGACATCGGCAGCGGGCGGTCCATCGACGTGCCGGCGAGCCAGGAACAGGACCTGCTCGACCTTCTGGAACAATTCAAACGGGTGTCGTGATGGTAAGTCGATCAGACACGGATATCTGGGTAGGGGCGACCCGCCGGTCGCCCCTACAGGGAGGGTGATGGATGGCGATCGTGCTGGATTCCATCGTGCTCCCCGACGAACTTAGCTGGTCGGACGAATACGATTGGTCGCCGGTGATCCAGTCCACCGACTATTCCCTCACCGGCGCGCTGATCGTGGAAGAGGCCGCCCGCCAGGCGGGGCGCCCCATCACCCTGACCACGCCGGAGGGCGGCGGCTGGACCGCGCGGGGCACCCTGGACGCGCTCAGGGCCAAGTTGACCGCGGCCGGCGACATGCCCCTGACCCTGCACGACGGGCGCAGCTTCACCGTCCGCTGGCGGCACGGGGACACCCCGCTGGAGGCGGAACCGATCTTCAGCGGCCTGGCGGACCCGGACGCCGATGCGCTTTATCGACTCACATTGCGATTGATCGAGGTATAGATGGCGATCACGAAGGACGACATCAAACTGCTGGAATCCCAGCGCATGACCGACTTCGACGACGGCGGCGGCCGGATGACCGGCAACGTCATCGTGGACGGTCAAAGCAACAACATTTTCCCCGACGTCTCCGAGCTGGACCGCACCTTCGGCCGGGTGAACCTGCGCAAGACCTTCCCCGGCGTGCTGACCCCGACCACGGACACCTATTTCGGCGCCCACGTCATCGTCGAGCAGCCGCCCCAGGACGACAACATCGACGTGCTGATGTTCTCCACCGAGGACTGGAACGACGTCCGGATCGCCGCGCGGGACTTCATCGAGCGCTACGTGGTGGCCGGCCCCGTGGGGCCGTGGTTTTTGTTCGATGTCCACGTGGTCGGTCAGAAGCAATTGCTGCTGTTCTCCCGGGTCGGATCGGCGGTGCCCGAAGTGGGCGACGTGCTGTATCTGATCGAGGACGAAGGCGATCCCGGCGAGATCAGCCAATACGTGCGGGTCACCGAGGTGAGCACGCAGAACCAGACCTTCACCGACAGCCAGGGCGAATTCACCCGCCAAGTGATAACCGTCCAGATTTCCGATCCCCTGCGCGAGACCTATCACGGCGCCACCATCAGCCGCTTCGACGACATCAACCCGGCCGCCAAGGTGCGCACCACCCTGGTGGCCGACGCCACCCATTATTTCGGCGTCCAGCCCCTGGCCGATCCGGCCACCACCGGCGACACCACGGTCAAGGCCGCCTCGGTCTACGGTCAGTTGGTGCCGTCGGCCAGAACCGAAACCCCGGTCACCGACGCCCAAATCACCGCCAATACGGTCGCAATCACCTCGGGCGGGGAAACCTTCGAGATCGCCGGGCCTTCCCACACCCACGCCATCGCCGTCACCCTGGGCAACCGGGCCTTTTCCTACGTGGCCACCCTGCTGCCGATCCCGGCGCCGGGGGTGCTGTCGGTGGAATACCGCGCCCTGGGCAAATGGCAGCGGATCGAGGACGACGGGACCGGCATCCTCGACGGGGCCGGCTCCGGGGCGGTCAATTATCAGACCGGCTCGGTAAGCGTGACCCTCCAGGCCTTGCCGGACGTGGGGAGCCAAGTGATCTTCACCTGGGGCGCCAAGGCTCACTACACCGACCGGGCCGGGGCGACCATCAACGCGGTGCCCCTGGCGCCGATCGCCCTGGGAGCGGCGGCGGTGCCGGGGAGCGTGTCCCTGTCCTGGCTCGAAGGCGGCTTGACCAAGACCGCCACCGTGGCCGCCGACGGCACCGTCAGCGGCGACGCCACCGGCTATTTCGTCCACGCCACCGGGGAGGGCTATCTCCAGTTCACCACCTACCCGGACGCCAATAGCACCATCACCGTGGACTGGGACGAGGCGCCCAACGTGTTTCAGGAGGTCATCACGCCGACCATCTCCGGCGGGGCGGCGTCGTTCACCCTGGCCCATACCCCGATCAAGCCGGGGTCGGTCCAGTTGGCGGTGCTGACGAAAGAGCGCCGGGAGTACCAACGATTCAAGAAGGAAGTGATTTTGCAGATGCCTACCCAGATCGTGGGGGCGCTGCCGGCATAGCGAGGACATCATGGCATCGAAGCATACCGTCAACGAAAACCAGAAAGAGCGTCAACTGACCGACGACGGCCTGGGGGCGCTGCCCCTGAACGGCACGATCGATTATTCGACCGGCGCCGTGCAGATCGACGACGCGGTCACCGCCGACAGCAGTTTCTACAAGGACGCCGACGGCGACTGGACCCGTAACACCGCCTCGATGACGGTGGTGGGCGACATCGTCGCCACCTACGCCGAGGACTCGGGCACGCCGGTCACCCAAAGCTCCGAATTGGCCTTGCCGCCGCTGACCTTCAACCTGCTCCCCAGCGTCTCGGACAGCATCGTGCCGGGTACCCTGCGCTTCACCTTCGGCGGCCAGGCCTACTCCGACCGCGCCGGCGGCGGGGTGCTGTACCTGAACGACGGCACGGTGGCCGGCTCGGTGGACTACGCCTCGGCCATCGTGACCCTGACCGTGTTCAACGCCGGCTCGACCCTCACCGTGCAGTCGATGGTATCCACCTACGGCCAGTGGTACGACTACGATTTCTTTTTCCGCACCCAGGGCAGCCCGATCCAGCCCGGCTCCCTGATCGTCAACGCCACCGCCCTCGATGGCACCGCCTTTTCGGAAAGCTCGGATGCCAACGGCGTCATCTCGTCGGCCACCGCCGAGGGCCAGGTGGAGCAGGAAATGGGCGTCGCCCAGATCAAATTCGGCGAATTGGTGGCCGACTCGAGCCTGACCCCGGAGGAGAAGGCCGAGCCTTGGTACGACCCGGCCGACGTGGACGGCAGCGGCAACATCTGGAAGCCGGCGTTCGTCTATCCCAACACCGTGCGCCACAACGAGGTGGTGTACAAGTTCTTGCCGCTGGACGCCGACATCCTCGGCCTCGACCCGGTGCGCCTGCCGTCCGACGGCCGGGTGCCAATCTACCGGGCGGGCAACGTCGCGGTGGTTCACCATACCGGGCAGATCATCGAGGCGGCGCCGGCCAACGGGCAGGTGATCGACACCGGCCGGACCCGGCTGGCCAAGGTCTTGATCGAGGACGCCGATGGGACCCGCATGGCGGAAGGCGACTACACCGCCGACCTGGACGCGGGCACCGTGACCCTGGTGGACGTGGCCCCCTACACCGCCCCGCTGACCTTGTATCACACCGTGGCCGACATGGTGCTGGTGACCGATGTCCAGATCGACGGCAGCCTGACCCTCAACCGGCAGTTGACCCACGATTTCCCGGCAACCGAAACGCTGGTCTCCTCGGCCTTGATCATCGGCGACATGCAGGCCCGCTCCACCAACCTGTTCGATCAAGCCACCTGGACGGGGGTCTGGTCCGATACGCTCATCGGCAGCCCGGCCACCGCCACCTTCGACGAGGTGCAATACCCGATCCAGGTCACCAACGACGGGGCCATCACCGAGCGCTGGTATGCCCGCTTCATCAATACCACCGAGGTGGAGATCTTCGGCGAGCACGTGGGCGGGCTGACCCTGGCCGGACAAAACCAATGGCCCATCTCGGGCGACATCGCCCCGGTCAACCCGGCCACCGGGCAGCCCTATTTCACCCTGCCCGCCGCCGGGTGGGGCGCCGGCTGGGCCACCGGCAACCTGATCCGCTTCAACACCATCGGGGCCAACTACCCGGTCTGGATCGCCCGCTCCATCCAGCAATCGCCGGGATCGAGCGGCAGTGACAAATTCTGTGTGCAGATACGAGGAGACATCGATCAATGATACCGGTCAAGTGGTTCACCAGCGACATGACGGGGGCGCCGCAGATTACCGGCTCGGATTCCTTTCCGACCGGCGAGCTGATCGCCCTCCTGGATGCCTGTCTCCTCAACGGCTTCAACGCCCAGGGCCTGGATAGCCTGACCTATGACTCCGGCACGGGGAAATGTACCGGAACGGTCAACGCCGGGCATGGCTTCAGTCAGTATCAAGTCATTCTGATTGAGGGCGCCAACGAGGCGGCATTCAACGGCGAGCACCGAATCACGGCGCTGGATGCGACCACCTTCCAATTCACCCCGGCCACGGCGCCGGGCGTGGCCACCGCCACCGGGACGATCACCGCCAAGGCCGCGCCGGTCGGTCAATGGGAAAAGGCATTCTCCGCCACTAACAAGGCCGTCTACCGCAGCACCGATCCCCTCGCCACCGGCTATTATCTGCGCGTGGATGACACCGTCAGCGGCCGGGCCCGACCCGTGAGAGGCTACGAATCCATGACCGACGTGGACACCGGGAGCAATGCATTCGGCCACGCTTCGGGACATTTCGCGGTGTCCTCGTCTGGCACGAATCAGTGGGCGTTGGTGGGCGATGCCCGCTTGTTCTATGTGCATTTCCGGGGTGGGGATTATGCCGGCATCGCGGCCTTTGGCGACATCAAGAGCTTTAAGCCTGCCGATGTTTATCACTGCGTCGTTATCGCGAATGGTGAAACCTCTCTGCGGCGGCCGGATAACTTTACCCTTTCCAGTTATATAAACAGCGCTCCCTATATCTGGCGGATTGCGCGCAGCGAAAACACCACCGTTCTCAACCCGACGGTGGGGCTTTATGGCCACGAGCGACTGAACGTCCCGAACCCCAATCCGTCCGACGGGAATCTCTATCTCAACGAAAGCCCCATTCTGGTCACGGCGGACAACGATCTGCGGGGCGTGCTGCCGGGGATTGGATTTGCCCATAACGATCTGGGCGGCGGCTTGCAGATCGTCGATGACGCAACCAATTCGGCGAATGTTTTCCTCGTCGTCCGGGAAACCAACAATAATGGATTGATTGCCCAGCCGGCTTTCAATCTGACGGGGGCGTGGCGATGACGGCGGTGGTGCTCGGCGGGCCATTGACAACGAAGCGGACCGATCAATACGGCGGGGGCAATCGCATTCATGGCACGGTACGAGTGGAGTCCACGCCCGCGGAGACCAAGCGGGTGCTGCTGCTCAATCAACGAAGCTTCCAGGTGGTCGCGGAAACCTTCACCGCCCCGGATGGGACGTATGCCTTTGAGCATATCGCCGCCGGCATGTATTTGGTGGCCGGGCAGGATTTACAGACCAACTTCCACCCCGACATCGCCCGGGTGGAATCGGAGCCGATGCCATGACCATCGCCCTGAAGCTGAGCGTCAAGACCGCCCGCCTGACCGCCCTGCGAGACGCCATCGACACCGGGACCGGCACCGCTCAGCTGACCCTCTACGACGGCACCCGCCCGGCCGCCGGCGGGGCGGCGACCAACGCCCTGGGCGTGGCCGATCTGGGCAGCCCGGCCGGGACGGTCTCCGGCAACGTGCTGACCCTGGCCCTGCCGGACAGCATCAACGCCGCCGGCGACGGAACCGTGACCTGGGCCCGGATCACCGACAAGGACGGCAACTGGGTAATCGACATGGACGCCTCCGAGGACCCGGCCGACGATCTGACCATCACCCCCGCCAACGTCTTCACCGGCGGGATCATCAATTTCTTGACCAAGACGCTGAGCGAGTAGTGCGTGCCGGCCGACCTGTGGCTCAAACAATTATCCCCGGGCGATCTCCGGCTGGTCCGGGACCGGTCCGGGGCGGATTTGTGGCTGCAGGATCGGGCTCCCGGCGATCTGCGCCTCCAGAGACCGCCGGACCGGACCGCCGAGCTGCATGGCGTCATCCCGCCGGTCCAATCCCAGATCGCAGCGGAGGTCGAGGGCATTTCGAACGCCGAACTCCACGGCGTCCTGCCCGCGCTGCACTCCCAATTATCGGCGGAATACGGGGCGAAGGCCGAACTGTACGCCGCGCTCCCCGGCCTGGTCAGCCAGATGGAAGCGGCCTACGACAACGCGGTGTGGCGGGGGATCGAATCGCCGGCCTGCGCCGCGTGGCAGCCGGGCAGGGCGGAGACGGCGGGCGCTTGCGGGGCGTTCGAGGAAAGCGTTCGGCTGCGGACGGCCAGTTGCCACCCGTGGCAGCCGGGCCTCCCGATCCGGCCGGAGACGCGGACCGGATTCGGGCCGCTGACGCCCAATCCACGCGCAACGCGGGCGGTCTTCGAGCCTGGCCTGCCGTTGGGTATATCGCCCTGTGGCTTGTTTGCCGATCTGTTGCCCCGGCATCGATCCCGGTGCGTTCCCTATCAGCCCGCCGCGGCGGCCGATACGTCGGCGTGCGTCGATTGGATCGAGCTGATCCGCACCGAACGGCCGACCCATTGCGACCCGTTCCGGGCGGCGATCCGGGTATCGCAACACTGGTGCGGGGATTACGCCCACGCGCTCCGGGCGTGGCTGGAACGCTGCAACCCGTGGCAAGACGGCCGAATCCGCTACGGCTGGGGCGGCGCAATCGTCATTCCGGTCCCGCCTCCACCGCCGGACCCGTGCCAACGGGTCGGCGAGGCCGATCTTTTCCTGCGTTCGGTCCGCGATCCCTCGGTCCTGATCCTGCGCGAATGCATCCGCCGGCCCGACACCGACGCGCCCGGCCGCACCGTTTATATCCCTATCTTAAGGGTCTATCTCGTGAGTAACGACGTCCACCTGATCCGCGTCTCCGACAGCCTGGAGTTGCCCGCCCTGAACCTCACGGTCTCCATCGATGCCGACACCTGGGGCTGGCAGTTTTCCGCCGAGCTGCCCGCCGATCAATTGGCCCACGTCCAGCCGGGGGCCGAGCCGGTGGAAGTGGAGGCGCAGATCAACACCTACGCCTGGCGCTTCCTGGTGGAAACGATCCGCCGCAGCCGGTCCTTCGGCCGGTCGCGCATCCAGATCTCGGGGCGGTCCCTGGCGGCCCGGCTCGACACGCCCTATGCCGGGATCGTCAACCGGAAGAACACCATCGATCGCAACGCCACCCAAATTCTGGACGACCTTCTCACCGACAACGGGGTGTCCATCGGCTGGACGGTGGATTGGCAGCTCACCGATTGGCTCGTCACCGCGGGCGCCTGGAGCCACGCCGGGACGTATCTGGAGGGGGTCAAAAAGGTGGCCGAGGCGGCCGGTGCCATCGTCCAGGCCGACCGCACCGGCCAAACCCTGCATCTGCTCCCCCGCTACCCGGTCGCGCCGTGGGATTGGCCGGGTGCCGGTCCGGCCTACGCGGTGCCCGAGGCCATCGTCACCACCGAGGGCGTGGAATGGCTGGAGAAGCCGCCCTATAACGCGGTCTACGTCTCGGGGGAGAACCAGGGCATCCTGGGCCACGTCACCCGATCCGGGACCGCCGGGGACATCGCCGCCCCGATGGTCACCCATCCGCTCGTCACCGCCGAGCAGGCCGCCCGCCAGCGAGGCACCGCGATCCTCGCCGACACCGGCAAGCAGCAGCGCGTCACTCTGTCCATGCCCCTCGATCCCGCCGTCCACGGCATCGGCCTGATGACACCCGCGATGCTGATCGAATACGGCCCCGACGCCCTGCGCGGCCTGGTGCGGGCTTCCAGCGTCGAGGCCCGGGCCGGAAGCGTGCGCCAATCCATCACCCTGGAGACCCGCCCATGACCAACCCGTGGAAGCGCCTGGAACAGCTCCTGCCGAACAATCCCCTCCTGGCCGGGGACGTGATCCTTCACAATAGCGACGGCACCAGCACGGTCAGCCTGCCGGACGGGCGGGAAATCCGCGTGCGGGGACAATCGGTGGCGGTGGGAAAGAAGGCGTTCGTGCAGAGCGGGGAAGTCCGGGGCGAGGCGCCGGCGCTGCCGGTGGTGGGGATTACGCTGTAGCAAGATAAGGCGGGGAATATCAATGATCCCCGCGCAACAACTCGGCCGCTCCATTGCTGTCCAAGAAAAGCAAGACTAGAATGAAGATCTCAACCATGGAGCAAAGCAATGGCGGCAATCACTGACCAGGACCTTAACGCCCTGGCGATCGATCCCAAGGAGATTCTTTATCGCCTGCAAAAGAGCAGAATTTTATCGATTATGGCTGTTTCCTTGCTGTTCAAAGTTTGGGGCAGCGAATTGGATGCCAAGGCGATGCTCAAGGATGTTAAACGTGTGCCGGAATCGATAGAGGTCGACCCCGATGATTTCATCACGGATGCCTTGTTGCGTTTGCAGCAAAGCAACCGGGAAATCCGGCACGATATTGATCAAGCGGGCGCAAAGGGCTTGCTGGCCAGATTGGTGAAAAACAGTTTGCGCCGGCATCACCAAAAATTGGGTGCGATTCGAGCCGCCATCCTGGAGCACGATGCCGATTTGTCCGAAGAGGAGGGGCCATTCGAATCGGCCGGGGACACCATTCGTTCTTTGCGTTCATGACGATCGTCGGCGGTGGCGGCATCCGCATCACCGAGATCAAATATAAGAAACGGTTCAAGAAGGATTTCAAGAAAGCTCCGAAAGACATCCAGGATCTTTTGGAAAAGAAACTGGCGCAGTTGACTCAAAACCCCATCCCATCCGGACTCCGTTTCGAGAAGCTCAAGGGCTTTCGGAGGCCGGATATTTACACATTTCACCTGACTGGAAACTACAAAGTCTCCCTGGAAATTCGGGATTCCACCGCCATTCTGCGGCGCTTGGCCTCCCACGACGACATGGACACGGCGCCGTAAGGGCGCATCCCTGCGCCCGCCTGGCTCACCGCGCCGCCTGCCAGCGCTTGAGCATGGACTTGGCCACGCTCAGATGAAGAATGGCTTCGTCCATCTCCGACCAGCCGCGGACCAGGACCTTCTCGGCGGCGTCGCATTCCGACAGCACGCTTTCCCGGTTGTTGCCGGTGAGCGATCGCACGGCGAAGTTGCGGATGTTGTCGATGGCCCGGCGGCCGTGCGCGTAATCCAGGGGTTCGCCTCCCGGCAGCGCCTCCTCCAGCGGCACGCGGGCCACCAGGGAAAGGACCTCGGCGAACTGCTCCGCCGGCACTTCCTTGTAGCTGACCCCGAACTTGCTTTTGATCGCGCTCCACAGCTTGAGCATGGCCTTGCCTTGCTTTTTCCGGGGCAGGCCCTCGGCGCGGGATTTGACCAGAGCCTTGACGGCGTCCTGCTGTTCGAGGGTGAGACCGCCGGGGAGGGTTTGGCGGGTTTTTTCGGGGCGGGGTTTGGGGGCCGCCAACCCTTCCAGCACATCGAGGACCCAATGGCGGAAGGCTTTGGCCCGGTCGGTTCGGGCGAACATGGCGATGAGGTGGCAGCCTCGGGGGGAGAAGATGCGAGTGTCGTATTTTGGATCTTGATTGCCGCTGGTGGTCAAATTGACCACCAGCGTCATTTCGTCGGTGAATTCTTCCTGATTTCTCTGATAAATCCGAGTAACGGAGCGACTGTCTTTATAACCCAACGCTCGGGCTAGATCGGCGGCAGAAAGCCATGGGCGGCCCTGTTGATCGATAATGGATAGCTGAGTGCCTTCGAAGGCGATCGAAGAGGGAAGATTAGTATTCATAGAGGTTTCCTTGTGATAGCGGTTGTTCAACCGCCGCCCTCTCTTGGCGAAATTGGGCGGCGACCTACACGGACCCGCCAAGACCGGCCACAAGGAACCGGCTCCCCCGGAGGGGAATCCGCGCAGGCCACCATGATTCGGGCATAAAAAAACCGCGCTTGGGTTAGGCGGCCTTGCGCCTTGTGGGTTCCGGGTTGGCGGACCCGGGCACCGGATTTTGCCGGTGCAGGTTAAGGATAGATGGGGTTGGGGGTGGTGTCAAATTGGGGGGGTGGAGAAATTAAGCTGGAATAGGTAGAGCAGAAATTCCACTATTAGGAATTTTAATCGTATCAGGATAAATAAGAATCTCATTTCCTTTGCGCCGTTTATAAGCGCTATAACTAAGATAGAATTCCATTTGATTCATATGTGAGTATAATCTACGGATTTCTTCTACATTATCATATGTCATAATCCATGGAAATAGTGATTGCTTCTCTAGGAATTCTGAAAGCAGTTTATGAGCCTGGTGAGATAGTCTATTCATGTAAAGCTCAGCACCTTTAACATAGTACGGGGGGTCCAGGTAGACAAACAAATTAGTAAAATAATGCGTATTATTAGATAGCTCTTTCAGTAGCTGTATTCCGTCTTTATCGGAAACTATAATCCTTTCAGAGTACATGCCTATTTTTCGAATTCTTTGTGCAAGTGAATCTATATTAAATCTTGAATCAAGTTTGTATTTTCCTGTTTGATTATATCCACCTATTGGCCCTCCATTGTGGATAATCCCAGAACGGGTTGTCCTATTTAAATAGAAAGTGGCAAACCCAAGTCTGAGTATGTCTTTGCGATCGCATTTTTCGTATACTATTCTTTGTCTGTGCCACTCCTCCACACTCAAATCTGTTTCATAAAGAAGGTCAATAAATTGAACATTATGTTCAGTCACAGCACGCCAAAATGCTACAATTCTTGGATCTGCATCGTTAATCGTTATTGATTCTACATATTCTTCAAAAAGCAATCTAAGCGCTGCACCTGCACCACCAGCATATGGTTCGATGTAATGAGGTTCAATTATTGTATTGAATCTCATAGTTTCGATCAAAAAAGGCGCAAGAACTGCCTTGCCGCCGGGATAACGCATGGGGCTATAATGTTTAGACATATCCTTCCTTAGAAATTTTTCAAATCACTTTAATATAATCTCTAGCATCGGTTCCGCTCGCTGCCACAACGCTCTCAAATCGCCTTCGGTAGGAGTGATATTTGGATTATGTGTAAATTCATTAAACCCATCTATTGTAACAAAATAAGCAGCATCTTTAGAAGCTAACGTTCTAACAGACTTATATTCATCAGCTGTCATACCAGGAAAAATTTCATTGTCAACAGAATAACTAATCATCTGCCTTAATGCAGGAGTCCATTTGGCATTACGATTGCGTCTTTTTCTATCTTTATCAAAATGATTGAGCACTGCTTCAGTATGACCTTCTTTCTTGATGTAGTTCCATAAAGCTATTTCTATCAAGACACGAAGCATTACTCCAGTTGTATTTCTTTGGTCTACAATCTTGAGTGATTTTATTTCCTTGAAAATTGCATTTATCTTTTCATTATTAGATCGACATATAAAGCCACGAGGTATAATTGAAGGAGATGGAGAAGCGGATCGATTTATTGGTCTCGCCGTTTTTTTTGTATTAGAATTCTCAGTACGGGACAAAAAACTTCAATAGCCATAGAAAATCCGTCCATCGATCGAAGAGGTTGAAGAGGAGATTGCGGATGAAATCGAGGCCATGTCGGAAGACGGACTTGACCGGTCGCTGGAGCGTTTTTTTACCTCAATGGGCTTTTGTTCAGTCAGTACCTCACCGGTACGCCAACTCCAAGCAAAGGCGAGCGCCAAAAGCGCCAGCAGTTTGCTGAGGCGGTCGGGATGAGTCAGATGGGTGTCCTCCAAATTGAAGCCGCGGGACTTCAAGGCGCCGAACAGGGTTTCGATTTCCCAACGCTGCCCATAGGCGGTGAACGCCTCGCTCTGGGGCGCACCGTGAGTTGCCACGATCAAAAGTTCGTTATCGGCCAGCCGCAAAGCCGATATATGAATAAAGCAGTCCCAGACCGGTCGACGCCCTTCCAAGTGACGCATCTGTCCGGGCCTAAGCGATCTAAAGAACAGCCAGGCTGGGGTGGCGCGATTCCAGGTGTTGGGAATTCGGGTGTTTTCCTTGATCCGAATATGAAAGGGAATGCCCTGGGTCTGAAGCCAGGTAAACCATTTTTGACCGACAAACTCTCGATCGGCCAACAGCGCCCGGATGCGGGTTTTACCAAAGTTCGCCAG